ATACCACCCATAAGATTAGTAGCAGACTGTACGTTAACGGTAACAGCACTGGTGCTCGCAGATAAATCTGCGGTAAGTGTTGTCTCCTGAGAGATACTGGAATATTGACGTGCCATTTATTTCCTATCGGGTGTAGTGAAGACGAACAGGGAACTTACCTTTGAGGCGACCTGCTTCTTCTTGTAGTCGTTGCTGATAGAGTGAGAAGATAAATCGTGCAGCATTTGAGCCAGAGCCGATTGGCTTGGTACGGTCTGCTTCGTCTGCCTCGGCAGAAGTGAATGTAAGTCTTGATGGGTCTACGAACGAGATTAGTCGGTATGCTGCACCGTAGATGATGACATCCTTGGTAGAGATTGGTAGACCAGATACAGTGACAAAGTCATCTGAATTATTAACTAGGGGTGAGGCTTCCTTGGTGTAGGTAACCTGAATGGTCTTGCCTGGGTCTACTCCTGAGTAGATGGAGATAGTATTGCCACTGGTGAAGGCAGTGGTGTTAGCCATAGGGTCGTGCCTCCACGACCTGATTGGCAACCATTCCTTGCTTGCGCCTACGGTCTGATAGGATACCGCTAGAATGCCCTCAGCGATAGCAGGAAGCGCGTAAGTAATTTGAGCAGGGGAATATGTGAAGGTGGTACTTCCAGTGCCCCACAATTGCGGATAGACGGCTTTAATGGTGTCGTTAATGGCACGCTTAACAGCGATGCGTGGGAAGGTAGGAGCAATGGTCACTTTGGAGTTAAGAGCGTGGGTAGCAGGAGTGGTTCCTTGGTAGCCACGACCGAATGGAGCAATGACTAGGCTAGATGCTGGTCGGTTAACTGAGTCAACAAATAACAACTCCTCATCAATCTCAACCAAGCCACGGGCTACGTTATCCACAGATGCAATACCAACTGATAGACCAGAGGTGCTGGTCATAGCAGAGGTTAAGTAAGTTAGCCTATCCTGTCGCATCGTATAGCCAGCAAGGTTTAGTAGAACCTCGTCAACCATATCATTGAATGTTGTCATACGTCTATGCTCCTAAGGGCTGGAATAGCCTCTAATCCTGTTGTGCCAGCAATCTCATTACAGACTGCGTTTAATCCTTTGTAGTCTTTAGGTGAACGACCAGGAGATGCTTTCTGGTTCAGGGCACCAAGTAGTGCTAGACCAGTTGTACCTGCCCATACATTGGCTGCGCCATCTTCATCCTGAAATTGTTTAATATCAGTAATGCCTGCAAGGCGATTTAGTTCACCTACTAATTCACTGCCTGGTTGTCCCGTTGCCATTTGTCCTACTTCTTCTTAGATTTCTTTGATACGCCAGCCTGGCTAAGAGCAATAGCAATTGCTTGCTTACGGCTCTTAACGATAGGTGCCTTCTTAGGCCCTTTAGGGTCTTTGCCTGCGTGTAGTTTGCCAGCCTTGTACTCTCGCATAACCTTTGAAACTTTGGCTGACTGCTTCTTTGACTGAGCCATTACTTTTTCCTAGCAATCTTATTCAATGCTGCAAGAGTTCTTTTCTCTAGCATCATTTCACGCTTTTCTTCTGCTTTCTCCTTGCGCATTTCTGCTGGAGATTTTTTTTTCTTTTTCATCTCAACAGTAACAGTGACCTTTGTGCCACCCTTGCCGTTGCGAGCCTGTGTTCTTTTTTTCGCTGGCATTATTTCTTCTTTCTGCTAACTGCTGCATTATCAACCAAGTTAGGGTAAGGCCGACCAGCAGCCTTAGCCCGTTTCTTGGCCGCAGCAATTTGGGATGGAGTTAACTTCTTAGATTTTTTAGAAGGATTCTTCTTATCCCAAAATGCTTTCTTTTTCATTACTTCTTCTTGGCCTTAGCCTTTGGCTTGGCCTTAGGTGCTTTGCCCTTTGCCATCTTGTCCATCATCTTGCCTTTAGCCATTTTCTTTCCGTACATATTTACCACTTCACCTTATCTGCCCAGTATGCGGCACTCATTTTACCTTTTGCAATGTTGGCTCTGTGACGAGCCTTGAACGAACGCTGACGTGCTGTAGGTTTCTTATCTCCAGTTACGCCTTGTTGTCCGAACCTTATGGTTTTTACTTTGCTACCTTCTTTAGCCACAACTACGTGTGACTTGGTAGGGTGATTAGGTGTACGCTTTGGCTTGTTAAAGCCAGCAACACCTGCTCGCTCTAAGCGAGGGTCTTTCTTACTTGCCACGCTTAGTTGTCCTAGGCATTGGTGGAACTTTGTATCCACCGCTGGTGAATGGCTTGTTGCCAGTTGGGTCAGCAATCATCTCGCCATTGCGATGCTTGTAGTTGATGTGTTTACATCCACAGGTTGCGCACATTATAGTACTCCAGTTTCTTTTAGGGCTTTAACCGTCTTCTTGTCTTGTAGCCTTCGGGAAGACGCTATGGCGTTACCACCATCATAAGCCTTACCCATATTGTCAGACGCTTTAAGAGCAGCCTGAATCTTTACCATAGACGTGCCGTCAGGCTGAATGCCTTGGGCACGAGCGTTAGCGTATGCGTTAAGTTCCGCATCCCACTTCTTGTTACTAACTGGTTTAGTATGTGCAGCATCTCCTGGATTCATCTGCAAGGTGCTGACCTTACAACCAAAGCAACCTTCTACAAACTCAGGGTGTGTAGTTCTTCTATGTAAACTCATACGTCAATTACCTCATATCCTGCAGCAATTAGTTCTGCAGCCACCTCGTCCGATACTGGATACTCGTGACCACCAAGATAAAACTCAGTAGCCAATGCTTCTTCATCTTGGGATGGTTCACGGATTTCTACATACTGTCCATCAATTTTAAGAACGCTAATACTTTTTAGCATTTCATAAAATTGGAATAGACGAGCACCACCAATAGGGCCTTCGTAGAAGGTTGGTGGAATAAATACCTTAGCCATTGTTTCCTTTCGTGAACCTAAGAATGGTAGGGGCCGAAGCCCCCACCAAACTTAAACCAACGATTAGGTTGGGTTAATGCTTGAACCTGTTTCAATTCGGTACAATGCTTCCTGTCGGTAGATTGAGAAGCCAAGTACGCCGTACCAACCGATTGGTCGGAAACGCATTAACTTATCTGTGACAGGGCCGATTACTACGTGTGGCTCTTCTGCAACTGCTTCTGCCAATGCTTGCTTTCCAGCAAAGTATGAGCGGAATACTCGTGCAGAGGTTGCACCATCTGTAGCGTTGAATAGACGTGGTGACTCAATGAAGTAAGCACCTTCGTACTCACCAATCTCGCCAGCCCAGATAGCATCGCCAGCCTGGTAGTTGTGTGGGTCACGCCAAGCAGCGGCACCAGTCTCAGCACGAAGGTCGTGTGAAACTTCTGGGTGCACTGCAGCCCAGTATAGTGAACCCTTGCGAGGTACTGCCTTACCTGCACGTAGTTTCGCAACAGTCTTGCGAACTAGGGCTGAGGTTAGGGTCATACCTGAGGTTACGGTTGCAGTTGAAGTTGCGTTACCACCGTAGAATACGTTGGTGCCTGCACGTAGTGCAGTCTGTGCAACTTCGTCAATGCTGTCAGCCATATTGAATGCGATGATGTCTGCGATTGCAGGGTCAACATCAGCAAGGCTGAATAGTTGCAACTTGCGTGTTACAAGTGCAGCATTTCCGTACTCGTTTAGAGTTACGGTTACCTGTGAAGGTGTACCGATACCAACGGCATTTGGGTCAACCTGCTCAGATAGAGCGGTTGTTGCCTGTGATAAATCGGTGTAGATTTGTAGAACGACTGATGAGCCTGGCATTGCTTGCTGCGCTGGTCGCTTGTCAGCAACAGAGCGAAGCAATGGCTGAGAGCGTAGTGCGAACTCAACAAGGCGGTCATATGCCTTCTGTACAAGACCAGCAGCATTGGAAGGTGTGAACGTTCCAACGTTGCTTGTAGCAGAGTATTGACCACCACCAAGGCCACCATTTGTAGATTGTACGCCGCCTGAGAGGCCCGTATAAACTGACATTTAGTTTCCTTTTGTGATAGTAGTTATGAATTAACTACCGAAGATTAATTTTTCAATTTCTTCGGCAGATTCAGCCTGATTAAGACGTAACATCAAATCGTCATAACCAGCAGGTGAAACGGCATTAGTTGTAACTGCATCAATTTGACGTAGTGTAGCCAAATCCGCTTCTTGCTTTGGCTGACCTAACGTGATTCCAAAGTCCTCGGCATTATCTGCAAGCCAAGCATCAATGCCTTCTGCAGTAGACACATCATCTGGGATGTACTTAGCAATTGAGGGCCGAACGCCTTTGGATTCTAGAACGGACTTGACGACTGTTTTTCGTTGTTCCGTGCGTAGGGTAGTTAGTTCCGCTTCTAATTCTTTAGCGCGCTTTTCATTTACCCTTGCTGCTCTACGAAGTTTCTTGACTAAATCGGAATCAGAGTAACTGGTACCCTCATCCTCAAAGTCATTGTCATCGTCTAGCCATTCATTGTTGCTCATAGCAACCATCTCCCATTCTGTTTGTTGTTTAGTTCGCAGCGCACAATACAATCGGGGAATTTGCATTGGATGCTACTATCGGACTTTTACACTGGTGAGGCCGACCGATTCACCTAGGTTCTATATGAGGCCGCGTTGCGACCGTCTGCGAAGGCCTATGCCTTCTGTACCTGCACTGCCCATAAAGGCTGCCTGCTCTTGTTGAGCGAGCCGTGCTCGTTCTTCAGAACGCAATCCTTGGAACTGTTCTTTTTCTAGTTCCTGTTGGAATTGCCCACTTCGTATTGCTGCTGCTTCTTTGGTTGCAGGTGCAGCAGGGCGGTTGTAGATATCACTTAACTTCTCAAACGTTGGCTGAGTTTGCCTAATAGCCTCAAAGCCAGTACGAGCCTGTTCACGAGTGACACCAAGGTTAGCAAGTTCCTGTGCACGAATTGCAGATAGTCCACGAGTTGCAGCCTCTGCACCAACTTCAGCACCAGCAATCTTCTGCTTAAGAGTTTGCGCTCCTTCTCTACCAGATAGTAAAGCCTGAGCCAAATCAGCATCTGTTAGACCAGCACCAATCTTAAGAGTGTTTAGTTGCTCTCTTAAAGCAGGGTCTGCATTCTGAATACGGAAGTACACATTCTGTACTAGGTCAGCAACTTCTGATGCTGACTTACGATTAGAGATTAAATCTGCAAATTGGTCACGTGTGGCTAAAGCACCAAGATTAAATCGGTTAAGAATCTCAGCATAGGTATCTTCTGCCTGTAGGTATTCTGCTGGAGAATAAGCAGCAAGTCCTGCTGCAAGTCTACCTTCATTACCTTTAAAGCGAGTTTTATATGCTTCAGTCTGTGGTAGCAAAGCACTGATAGTTTCTGCAGTGTAGCCTTTGCTGATTGAATCTTCTACAAACTTAGTTAAGTCTGTTACGAATCTATCATCGCCAGGGCGATTGAAGTATTGCTTAAAGATATTAGAAAATATGGCTCTAGCATTAACTGCTTCGCGTGCTAAGCCTGCTTGATACTGAGCATCAAACAAATCACCTTCGTCACTGCCTGGAATCTTGTCAGGAGGAATCTTGTCAGGAGGAATCTTGTCAGGAGGAATCTTATCTGTTGGCTTAGTAGAAAGAATATCTTTCTTCTGAGTCTGTAATCCCTTAAGGGTATCTTCTGCTTTCTTAAGATTTGCCTGACGATTGGCTAATGCCTTAGGGCCAAGGCCTGACTGGTTAGCAGCAGTTCTAATCTTATTACGCTCTGCTTTAGCAGCAGCAATTTGAGCATCAATGTCTGCAGTATCTGCTGCAACTTTTGTTGCTAAAGGTGTTGTTTGAACAGGAATAGGTGGAGCACCAGTAAATGACAAGCCTGAGTCTGGGTCATAGATGCCACCATCTGGTAACATTTCCATTACTGGAGTCCAAAACGGAAGTGCCATTCTTAACCTTCCCCAAACATATTATCGTACTTATCTAAGATATCTTCAATCGTAATATCAGTATCACGCTCTAGGGTTAACTGATAGTAAATCTCTTGCAACTGTGAGAAACTAATATTAGGTAGTGCTTGTTCTAGTTCATCTAAATTAACATTATTGAATGCAGCATTCCAAGATGGTCTTTTTCTAGCCTGTGCAATTGGTGCAGAATCAGAATAGAAAATATCTAGTTGGTCAGCATTCTCAAGGTTAACAGGCTTTTCTTTTAGTAAGCCAACAAGACCCATACCCCAACGACCTTTACCAGTCTTAGGGTCTTCTGTCCATACCCAATCAAATCTGGCTTTACTAGCATCTGTGCCATACTGAGCATATTCTTTAATTAATTCTGGCGTAATCTGTTTTGGCACTTTTATGCCAGGCACTACATCAGGATTTTTATATGCTTCTTTAACTTGATTAAAGTACTGGCGTGATGGTTGATTAAGACCTTGACGTTCTTCTCTGCGTTCAGCAGGTGTCATATCAGCCGTAGCCACATCTCGTGTTGCTATTCTGTTAAGAGCAGCCAAATCTTGAGCGGATGTACGCATACCAACAGCAGACTTAGCAGCATCTAGTCTTTGTTGAGCAGCAATAAACTTAGGGTCTGATTTAGCAGCCTTTGCACCTGCAGCAGTTTCTGTCTTAAGTTCACGGCGTAGTGCAGTCACTTCATCTAGTGCTGCTTTACGCTCTGCTTCCTTTGACCAGTTAAAAGATTCAGTCATTACTATCCCATCAATCCAAAGTCTTGAAGAATTTTTGTAGCCAAACCACTGTATGTCTGCTGAGCATTTCTAGTCTGCTGCCAACGTGGGTCTTTCTTTAGGTTCTGCTCAAATTGGAATAGATTGATTGGCTTGTTCTGACCAGCATCATCCGTGTTAAGCAAAGCCTGTTGGATAGTTGTATCCATTACATCAATGTCAAATGGATTAAGTTCTAGCACGCTTGCATAGGCATTAATGTATGGAGATGCAATCTCTTGTAAGGTATCACCTGCAAGAATACGGTCTGCAAATGCAACATAACGACTAGCAGCAGTTTTACGAATGTCATCAATGTATTTCTCAGGGTCTTGACCCTTCATAATCTGATTGCCTGCACGCTGATACCAGGCATCTCCCATATTGACACCATAAGACTTAGCAGTACTTAGTAATTCCTCACGGCTACGTGTGGCTAGGCTATCAGTTTCACCCTTGAACCGAGCACTAACATAACCACGTGCCCAGGATGCAACATCAAACTCACCACTTGTAGTGGTAACCACTTTACCATCAACTACTTTGCTAACTGTTGTAACAGGATTACGAGCAGCAGCAGCATTTAAATCTGCAGTAAATTCATCTAATTCTTGCTTAGTAGGGTTACGTTGCAGGAAAGCACGGAAGACTTCTGTTGCTGTATTCTTTGCCTGAGTTGGAGTAAACTGACGGACAGATGCAGTAGGTGTGTATGTGCCAGCACCGCCTGATTTCTTATAATCTTGCAAGACTCCAAAATCAAAGTTAGGGCTTTTGATTGCTTGGAATGGAGTAGTATTATTTAATACTGCCCAGTCAACTGCTTCACGCCAAATAGATTCATACTGACGCTTTGTGTAGCCAGGGCCAATAGCCCGAATAATCTCATTGTATCCTTTAGCATCATTAGTTGCTAGATACTTTTGAATTAGATTTTTGGCTTCATCAACAGTAGTATATTCAAAAGTTGTTTCTGCACCACGACCAGCACCAACAGACGTGCTAGTGCTTCTAATTTTAACTTTGCCAGTGCCGCCAGTAGAACCGCCTGTAATACCCATTTCTTCTGCTGTAGGAACATCTGAACTAGGTTTATTTGTTTTTGTTTTATCTGGCTTTGGCTTATTTTTATCTTTATCTGTATCTCTTGTATCTCTGCCAACAATCATTTATTTCAACCTTATCTGAACTTTGTTAAGTTTGTCTCCAGCAAGATAACGCTCAAAGAATCCTCTAAACTCTGGGTGGTCTAGTGAGATTCTGCGTGCTGCTTCTTCGTAGCGAAGCAACGTAAGTTCGTCAGCCTGCTGTCTGCCAGATGCTGTTACTTCACTGGCAAGTTGCTCTCTAGCAACTGCCCATCTGCGAAGTCCTTGCCACAATGAACTTTGGCCTTGAACTGAATTAGCAAACTTATCATTGTTTAATACAGTAATGATAGACTGAACTACAGGAGTTTTGTTTGTATTTACTTCCTGACCATAACGTTCAAACCAGATAGGATAATCTACTGCAATACGCTCACGTGCTATTTGCTTTGCACGTGTTCTAAATTCAGCAGACTCATTAGCATAGATAGCATCAATCTGTTCTGATGCCTTGATGTATCTATCCCAACCAAGGTTCTCTTGACGTTGCTGTTCTGTCTCAACAACATTTTGTTTTAAACCTTTTAGGGTTTGACCATCAACTCTAACATCTCTAAGTTTTTGGTCTGCTACTGCACTGTACTCATCTACAGTACCAGCATTAACCAAAGCACCAGCAACTGCCTTGTTACGCATAAAGATTTCATTAAACAAGTCTCTGTGTTCGTTAATGTTTCTAAGAGTTGCATTGGTTGCTAACAAACTAGCAGGATTAGAAGACAATGATGCTCTAGCATAAGTTGTAATTACAGGCCCATATTCTTCTTCAAACCTTACACTGCCATCTTCAAAGCCATATTCACTTACGTAAAGTCTGTACTCAGATTTAAATAGTTCCCACTTTGAACCAGGTTGTACTGATACTGGGCTAGTAAATCCAAAGATGACACCATTGCGTAGCGAGTTGCGTGCTTGACGAGTAGCATCTTTAAATATTTCTGATGCAATCTTGGTTGTAATTGGTTCACCAGATTCGTTTACTTCAAGCATTTTCTTTTCAAGAATCAACTCAACACGTGACCAGTATCTTGGGCTTTGCTCATAATTTACCCAGTCATAAAGATTTCGCATCCAAGCAGTTGCTGGAAGCAAACCTTCTGGGCCACGAACCTGTGGGCCTACCAAGAACTCTTGAATGGTTTTACCAACAAAACCTAGTTCTTCTAGTTCTTTGTTAGGGTCAAACTTTTCACCAACAAGACGCTTCATTAACATACCAGCAGGTACCTGAATAGGTACACCTAAAGATGGGATAAATGGAATTGCGCCTTGTAAGATTAAGTTAGCAGAATCTTTAGAGAACTTTAGTTCTCGTAAATCTTCTACACCAAAGAACTTAGCCATACCCTTTGGCATCGTAATCCATACTTGTTCACCAGTATTAATAGGCAATCCAGCGGTACCAGCACGTTGATTGTACTCATCAACATCTCGCACATCCATTGGCTTATTCACTGCATTCCAAGCCATAATACCAAGATATGGAATACGTGGATTCTTAATTGACTCACCTAGCCAGAACTTGCTAGAGTTTTGCTGAGCCATCCAGAATGGTGAAGCAAATCTAAAGAACTGTGCAGGGTCACTTAGACGGTTAACTGTGTACAAAGTCTCAACAACAGTTTTATTAGCACGGAAATGCGCTTGACGACCTAGTGACTGCAGTATCTCAGGAGTTAGTTCTTTACCTTGAGCCTTAATTAAATTACCCAAAGATTGAATTTCGCTTTGGTATACAGTGCGATATAGTGGGTGGCGCAAGAAGAAATCTTCTGGCATAGAACCAACATACTTAAAGAAAAGGTTTACAAACTTTTGATATGCACCACTAACAGTAACGTTTGCACTAGGCATTAATTCAAAACCTTTAATGGTTACACGCAAGTCTGGAGGGATACGCAGTGCTTGCTGTGGAGTTAGGTTACCCTCAATTAATGCTTTGCGCAAATCTAAACCAGCATCTGTTAAGTCTGGTAAGTTACGCTCAGTCATAACACGTACTGCCTGCACAAACCTAGTTAGGCTTCCGCCTCCCCAGTCTTGAATTGCTTGAGAAACATTCTTACGATACTGACGCGATTCTTTGTCGCGTAGATATGCTAAAATCTGTGCATCTGATTCACCTTTAGCAACGCGAACAGCAACGTCATCATTGTGAAGTTTTGCATTGAAGTATCTAGCATACTGGTCTGCCCACTCTGGCATATCAGGAGTTATCTCAATAGCAGTTGATTTGCGACCAAAGTTAGCGATAAGAGAATCGCGAACGTTAGAACCTACTACAGTTTGTGTAGTGCTTAAAGCAGAAATATCTTTTCTTGCAAATGCACCTAGGGTACCAGCAAAAGCATCACTAACAAACAAACCATCAAATGCTTCGTATACGCCTTCGTTTAATCTTTTGTAACTTGGTGTAGCACCATTTACTAGAGTATCAAACTCATCTAAATAAAAATTGCGCTTTAGTTGCTGGTCTGCAAGTGCTTGATTCTTAAAAATCATATCTTCGTAAACAGAACGCAATCTATCAAGCAAGTCAATTTCAATAGGGCTAATTGGATATCTACCAATATTGCGTGCCTTTGCTGCTGCTTTACCGCGTGCGCCACGTTCTAATAGCGTAGCAACTTCATCAAGATTATTCTGTAATGCTTCATTTAAGAACTTAAAGAATGAAGCAAACTCAGCCACATCTTTTTCATTTTGTAATTTAGTTACAAATAGTTCAATGACTTTATCTTGTTCAGCATCAGTAATAGTATCATCAATAAACTTATCCATCAAGCGAGCATATTCTTTTTGCTTTGCTGGAGGAAACTTAGTAATTGCTATTTTAAATAGATTGTCAATATCATCTAAACGTGTATTTCGGATTGATTTAATTTCACGTACATATCTATTTGCTTCACGAATTGAATCGCTTACACCTCTAGTATACTGACGGATAAGATTATCAGTTGCATCTATATCAGAAACAATATCAAGTTCTTGTTGCTTAAGTTTATATTTACCAACACGTGTTTTCTTAAACTCAAGAATGTTATTAATTGCTGTTTTTGTAGATTGAATTGATGGGGTTAAACCTTTGGCAAGTGCCCACTTGCTGTAGCCTAGTTCTTCACTTAGTGCTGCGATAGCAACTGGTAGGCGCAAGCCACCTTCTGCTACGTTACGAATAGGATAACCTAAACGCATCAAAGTAATTGGTTTCCAAATAGCGTTAAATGTGTCAGCAGTTGTAGTTGCATATTCTACTAACTGAGCAGCAATAGTTTTAGTTGATTGCTCTGCACCAGTCTTAGTTGTTCCAACATTCTTGCTGGCAATTGTTCTAATCTGGCTGCGCAAACCACGCTCATCAAGACCACTATTTTTAATCTTATCAACTAATATAGCAAGTCGTTCAGGACTTGTTTTGACTACAGTTTCAAAAGCATCAAAATCCATTATCTGCAAAACAGCAGCAATGTCTGATTCAAATAGTGGAGAGTTCTCTAACTCTTTTACAAGTTTGGCACGATAGCCTGGTACATCTTCACCAAGACCTTTTAGCAAATCTTCTAAACCTTTAACGTATACTGGTGTACCAGTACCATCAATTGTATGAAAACCGCTATCTATAGTCTTAACTAATTCTTTGTAACGTGCTTGCTTGTAGCCTTTTGTAATTTCTTTAACTAATACTTTAAGCAAATCTAACTGAGCAACAGTCATATCTTCTGTGCCAGGTACTAAATTTTTAATAATTAGATAGGCTGCTTCGTCTTCAAAGTCTTTGATAAACTGGTTACGCTCTACCTTGGTTGTTAACTTAGACCAATCAGATAGTTTTTGTTTAGCCCAAGCAGGAGACTGTCCAGTCTTCTTTGCAATGAAACGAGCGTTAGCAGCAACTTCACGAAATGCTGATTGACTAGCACTTTCATTTGTGATAATATATCCAGCAGGAACTTCGTTCTGTAAATTACCACGGTTTAACCACGAAAGTATTTTAGCAGTGTATCCATCTGGAGTAGAATAGTCATTTACAACCCAGTAGGATTCAGAAGCACGACCAGCATTCTTTACACGTGCTCGCTCTAAGAACTCATAACGTGAAGTGGTTTTGTTACGGATAGTACCAAACAAACCATCATACTCAGTGCCTGCTTCAAAGTCACCTTTAAGAATACGTGACAAGCCTTCATCAACTTGCTCATATCTTTTAATCTGTTCAGCAGCCTCACGTGCAAGTCTGTCTGCTTCTGTTGGTGTAATGAATGGCCCAAACAAATCTGGGTCACCAACAATAGGCTTTTCTATTTGTGTCTTAATCCAAGAAGGAATCTTCTCTGCATCAATAAGTGTTTTACGTGCTACTTCTGATTGTGCTTTAACTTTAGCCAAAGCATTAGCATCACCAATAGCAACTTTAAATACATCACCTACAGCCTCTCGGCCTAGTTGCTTTGCTTTAAGTAAAGATGCTGCTAAATCTACTGGCTTTGTTGCGTAACCAAATAAACCACTAGAAATAATATCTGCTTCAGTTTGCACTCTATCACTCATAATGTCATCAATGATAGGTCGCCAAGGCGAAGCCTGATTTGCAACAGCAGCATCAATCTTGCCCGCTTGTAGAGCAACATCTTCTGCTGACCTAATTGGTTGTACAAGTAGGCTAGTGCGTGCAGTGCTTATACCTTTACCTGCAATTAAGAATGGGTCTGCACCAATAGTGAAAGCAAAGTCGGCTGTACCAGACCAAAACTTTGGTGCACCTTTGCTAAAGAAATCTTGTACTTGCTTACGGTCTGTAAAGTCAACTTTGTCAACTGCTTCTTCCCAAGGAGAAAACTGACCAAAGCCACGAACAATGGTTTGGCCAGGAGAAACATACTGAGCAATTTCAGATTCTTGAAAACGTGATTGACCAGGTAGACCTTCAAGAAACTCACGACCACCTGCAGCCCAACCTTCAAACTCTGCAGCAACAAATGGCTCTGCAACAAATTCACGGTAAGGTGTAGCAAGTTCCGCTACTGCGCCAATACCTTTAGTTGCAACATCTACTTTTGCTTGTTGTCCAGCACGAGCAGCAAGATTACTTGGCACGCCTGCTCTAGCAGCCTGTGATTGAACTACGCCACCTACAGCAGCACCAGGTGCGCCAAAGGCTGCACCTAATCCTTCGCCAATTGCCTTAATTGGTTTTAATAAATTATCTTTTAGGTCATCCCAAAAACTCACTGCTGACCGCCTTGTCCAAGCGTAGCAATTTCATAGATAAACTTATCTCTTTCTTGGTCAGATTCCCAAGGCATATTGGCTAACTCAAATACTGCACCTGGGTAGTCAAGACCAAGAACATTAACAAATGCTGCAATGTTATTGGCTAATCTCATTGTCTACCTATTTGTGAACGAATTGCCTGTACAAATAATTTAAATGATTCTGGTGCTTCTGGATTGCGAGCCATATTTTCTAAAGAATCATAATACTTAGCAACAGTTGTTAATTCCTGTGGGATAACTGGTTTAACTGGAGGAAGTGCTAATGCTTCTGGGCCAGGGCCTGCACCAAATGGCATACCTGCTTCTGCAGGTTCATCTGGTCGTAGTGATGGGCCACTTAGTGGAGCAATAGGTACGTTAGGTACAGGTGCTGGATTACCCTTCATAGGTGCAGCAGTTTGCAATGCTTGCAATTCAACACCTTCGCCATACTCACTGCTAGGAATTTCCTTAGCACCTTGAATCTTACGGTTCTTTGGATTGGATGGGCTTAAGTCTGTACGAGCAGACAAACGGCCTGGGCCTGATACTGGCTTGCCCTTACTTGGTGCCATTGCTTGTCCTTTCCGATAATTCTATTTGAATTGGCCCACCGCTATTGATGTCCAACTTGACTGCTATCTTGATTGCTTCTTCTACAGTAGCACCAGCCATCAGTGCGCCTATTGCGTAGTCAGCACCTGAGCCTATGCCATAGATACCAGTGCTGGTTTTAAGCAATGTGTAGTCATTGGTGATTTGGAATACTTCACCATTGATTGCTAGTAGCAAGTCAAAGCCATCATCTTTAGGTTGCTGAGTGTAGTTATTATCAGCAAACATTTTGCGTAGGCTTTTAATTACGTTTGTGGCTACAAAGTCGTATAGATTCTTGCCACCCCTTGGGGTAGGGGGCTTCCATGCGTTTGTGATTAAGTCACAGGCGTTTGCATCGCCTGCTGCAGCAAGTAGCCATTTACCACTACGGATGATTTTCTTTACATCCTTGTGGAAGAACGGTCTATCGCCATAGGTTGTGTATGACTCTGCACCTATTGTTGCAACAGTGCCACCCTGTACTGCAACGATAGTTGTCATATTATCCGCCTAGTTGTGCGAGTATTGCTGCGATATCTGGAGGTGGTGCTTGAGGGGGTTCCCCTGCAGGAGCCGCCTCACCTGGAGCACCCATCATCATTTCTTCTTGTACTGGGGCTTGCTCTACAGGGGCACCTGGCTCTACCGCAGGGGAAACTTCAGGTTCGGGCTTTCTGAAGATATCAAGTACAGCATCTTCAATTGGTGTGCCCTTCTTGCGTGCATCAATCACCTTAGCAATCTGCTCTACTAACATTGATGGGTCTTGACCCTGTGTAGCCATAGCAGGTATTGCTTGTGTCATTGCACTGATTGCGCCATTGAGATTATCTCGTAGACGCTCTACGTCAACTTGTTGGGTTTCTAGTCCAACGTTCATTGACCAAGGAAGTTCGCGCATTACAAAGTCGCGTGAAACCAGACCAGCCTGTAATGCTTGCAGTGAGAATATTAATGCACGAGATGGGTCAAGTCCTGACATAAGACCATAACGTACCTGTACGTGATAGTCACCTTTGATGTCTTTACCTGGTTTGTACGTAATCTCGTACGGTGCACCCTGGTGGGTACCACGAACAGTCTTCTCATCATCAAACAGCACCTCATCCATCTTAAGTGCAACACCTAAGACATCTTGGAATGCGTCTGCTAGAACAGTCTGTCCAGTCTTAATCTGTGTATCAAAGCCTCCCATAAGTGCTTGCACACCTTGGCCAGTAATGATGCTTGCATCAATGTTACCTGTACGGCCTTCTGGGAAGCGTGAGCCAAGACGAATCTCGCGCTCTAAAATTGTTTGCTCAGTAAATGCAGCAGTTGGTAAATCTAATCCTACACGCCTAATAAGGTCAGGTCGCTGTGAACGAATGATTGCATCTGGGCCAAAGGCAAACTCGTCAACATCATCTGGCAAAGCCAGAGGTGCCTGTACACTGCGCTCTGCTGCTTGCACTGCAAGAGTGGCGAACTGTGCACGGGCTAGTTGCACCCAGAGAACATCATCAAACTGTCCACGCGGTTCATCGTCAATACCTGGTCGTCTCGCAATACGTACCATCAATTCACCCATAGGGTTCTTGGTACGGCGAAGAACTAGGTTCTTTCGGGTTGGCAAGAACAATACAATCTGGTCTTTGTCCTCATAGCGAATCATCTCCATCAAGGAGTTGTAATCCACCATATCAGGATTGCGACCAACAATCTGCGTCTCGTACTCTGGGAACTCCAGAGCAAGTTCTGCGATTGTCTTCATATATCGCTTAGCGTAAGCAACGCATCTTCCGTAGCGGTCAAATTCAGGGTAAGCACCCAGTGGGTTTTCTACGCGAATACGTGGCAAACGTTCTTCATAATCTGGCTCCACAACAATTGGCAGGAAGCCGTATGTTATGTACCAATCAGCACCCGTATACATTTGAGTCTGTAGACGGGAATTCTCTACGATGTTGTTAACAATCATCGTCTTCTTATCAGCAAACGTGCGAGCACGGTCTGATGTGGTATTGCTTGGAACGCAGTTAAACGATGGTAGTGGGGCTAGTACCTCAGCAACATCACGCGCCGCGATATCAATGAAGTTAGCCACCATTGGCTTGGACATACCTTCTGGGAAGTAATCCGAGAAGATGGCAGTCATTTCGCCACGGCGTACGGCTAGTACATCACCCATACGGGCATCGCGTGCAGCATAGCGTCTCTTAAGGTTATCTACCTTACTCGCTATCTCTTGAACACTTAAAGCCATTTTCAACCTTTACATATAGATGACGTTGGGCTGATACTGAATCTCATTGAGGCTTACTACCTCTTGAGACTCGTATGCTCGCCTTGTACTCCAACGGTCACCAGCGTGGTAAGTCCGTTGCTTGTTCTTTTTTAGAATTTCTTTGGCACGTATCTCGCAGAACCACAATGCCATCACCAAGTCAGTAGGCCCTTTGGTATCGGCTGACCAGGTAATTAACTGATTGACTAGAGCCTTTAGGTGCTCGTTATCAATGGAGGGCAGTTCAATCAAATTATTTTTTTGATGCTTGCCCTGGTGTACGGTGCCAAACAGGTCTGACATAGAAGCCACACCGAAGCCAGTGTCCCACTTGTTGTTGCCTGTGAACTGGCCAGAGAACTTCACTCCCCTACCTGCTAGGTATTGGCGGAAGTCTTCGTCTAACTGGTAAGCCTTCTGGTGCGCATTGGTTTCAATGCGTAACTCTGCTGGCTGGTACATATCAATCCAGCGACTAATCAAGTCGCGAATCTTGCCAGGGGTTGGGTCTTTCATATTGAAAGCATCCAAGATAAAACGCTTGCCAGAGTTGCGGTCAATGGAATACATCACCGCAGCAGTCCTACCAGTCATCGCAGGGTCTAGGCCCATAATGGTGTAGAACTGTCCTTCAGTTGGATGACCAGCCTTGTTCGGGTCTAATGGCCCAATCTTACGCATACGGTTAATAGAACCGTTAACTGCTGCTAAGGAGAAGATAGCATCAGTCTCTACATCTTGCTGTTGGTAAACCATTGCCCAAGTATTGGGGGTTACTTCAGACCTGCGTTGGAACAACGCTGGCCCATCCCATTTGGGGAAGTCCCCATTTTCATCTGGTTCTGCATCTGGCTCACCATCCCAAGGACGGTCAGACTTTGGCCAGAGAGTTACCCAGTCTTCGGGTTTATCTGCAAACTCTAAAACTGCTGGCATCGCCAGGTATGTAAACGGGGACTGCCCACCTTGCCAATGTTCTGGCTGGCGGATTTCGCGATATAAGTCATTTGATGAAATGCGCGTACCTACGATGAGAAGTTTACCATTCTTACCAAGACGGGTAATCACTTCTTTTTGGAGCCATTCCAGTTGCTTAGCCCACTCGTGGGCGTTGCTGGTTACAACTACGTCATCTAGGATTATTAAATCCGCACGGGCACCATAGATTTGTCCACCTATACCGATGGCCTCAACTGTTGGGTCCTTTTGGTCCGAGTCACGGGCTTCGGTACCTAGGTAGATGCTATTGGCTTTCCACTGGTCAGCATCTTGCTTCCAGCCACCAGACGGGCCAAAGGTAGCCTGTAACTTAGCCCATCGTGGGTGAGATAGTCGCTGCTTGATAGAGTAGAGAAACTTAGCAGCGGAGTTCTGGGTTTTGGACACAATCATAATTCGGACGTTTGGGTCTTTGCAAATGCGATAGACGCAATAGTTGATTGTGACCGTGGTTGACTTGGCGTGCTCAGGGGGCACGTTAATCAGAAGTCTGTTCTTGCTGGCTTTGTTGTAGGTCATACCAGGATGGAGCCAGGTTGGCTCCTTATCCTCCAGCACGTCAATCCAGTTGCGCTGGTGAGGGTAAACCTTCATATTGAGGAACTCCTCGGAGAACTCCTCAAACTGGATGGTGGCGGTTGAGTGGGCACCCTTCTCACGAAGTCGCTCATACTCAGCCCGAGCATCTCGTTCTTTGTCGGCGAATACTTTATCTTTTGTTCGCCAAGTGTAGACCGTTTGGGGTTTGACCCCTGCTGCGACAGCAGCATCTCTGAGGGCTACACCAGTCCTGACTAGGGCTAGATAGGCCTCTTGATTCTTCTGCTGCTTCTGCGCAAAGTGATGACCATCACCTTTACCTGCTGCCATATCGTCAAAATCCTAATCTATATATTAATAGAGCCGCGCTAAGCGGCTCGTATTGATTATTTGCCAGGCACCAAGCCTGGCTTAATACGCGAGCCTCAAGGGCTCGCTATTATAATTACCCCCTATATATATTAACCCCGTCTAAAACGGGTACCGAACGCTTTAGTTTCTGAGAATTTTCTTAATGACTAGAAAACCCACTACCTAGGGGGGAAATAACTGGAAAAAATTTCTGGGGTGAGAGAGGGGGTATGGGGGGGTATGTTGATTTTAACATAGGGGGGTCTTGTTTTCCACAGGTTATCCACACCTGTGTGTATCTTGTGGATAGTTATTACACATTTTATTAGACTTTTATTCTAGTTTTCTGCAACTAATTAAACAAGTTTTGATTTGCATAATTAAAAACGAACACTTGTTCGGATGCTGTCTATCTCCTAGCCCTATTTGGGGGGCTTAATTATTTGATAACAATTTGGTAAACAACGGCGTTTTAAGTTGACTAATGTTTAAATATGTGCATCTGCACATCTGTTCAACATCTGCACATTTGACCAATTTTTACGACACGCCGAGTTTAGGGGTTTTTAGACTTGACTTACCCAATGCCATCCACTACCTTGGGCCTCAACATCACGGGAGTGAACACGAAGGCGGGGTTAGCCCCCCGCACGCAGCCACCCGCATGACCCAGAGCCCGCCGTACAAATGGGCAAGTTTTACCAGCAGCCTCATCGCTGGCGTACGGAACTCAACAGTGGAAAAACATCCGAGCAATTCAGGGGCGCGAGCCCCTGCGTTGCTTACTGTTTCGGAATCCTTCCGAGGCGGTAAGTAATGAAAGGATGACCCAAAATGGCCACAAGTCTTCAACCAATTATCGATTTTATGAAAACCCAAACCCGCGAGGAGCGCGAAATCTGCGCTCAAATGCGGTTTGGCGGTTTGCCACATTTCTTCATTTTGGACGGCGCTCCTGTTCTGTACGTGAACAATAAGCGCGTGGAAATTGACTCACTCAAGTGCAGCAGTTGCCGAAATGAAATTAAGACCCGCCTAGCGTGGGCGTACAAAAACTGAAGGCGGATGGTAGGTTTCGGTCTTAAGACTGAAACCCTCCACCTGCAATTAGTAGCAGGAAATGAAAGGATGAGAAACTATGAAAGCAACACTTGCGCCAACTGTAGACGCCCTTAGCAGGGCTTACGGCCTGATTTCAGAGGCCGAGGGCTTGCCTGCGGCGGTCATCGTAGTAAAGCGAGACGCCAAGGCTTGGGGGCATTTCACCCCCGCTCAGACTTGGTCAGATGGTGAGACTCACGCTCACGAGATAATGATTAGCGGTGAGAATCTGGCACGCGGTGCGCGTGCTGTACTTGGAACATTGCTCCACGAGGCAGCACACGCCAAAAATCACGCTGACGGCGTGAAGGGTACGGATACCAACGGCAGGCATAATCAAACCTTCAAAGCGCAGGCCGAGGCCTTCGGCCTAGAAATCACGCAGCAAAACAAGGCTCACGGCTACTCACACACTGAAGTTCCAGATGAATGCGTGACCCGATGGGCTGAGGCCTTCGCACTTATTGAAGATGGCATCAAGTTCGCGGCAGCCCTCACAAGTGAAGGCAAAGAAAAGCCGAAAGCACGCAACAAAAACAACATCAAAGCCACCTGCAAATGCGGCAACATCATCCGCCTAAGTCAGAAGGTACTAGACACGGGCGTGATTTGCGCAGAATGTGAGTGGAATTACCAAGCAACCAACTAAGAGGGAGGGAGATTGGGCAGGGGTTCGCCCCTGCTCTTTCTTCTTCGGTCTTAAGACTGAAGAAAACTGAAAGGATGAACAGATGGAAAAGTTGACGGTAGGCGATGCGATTAATTGGGCAGAGCCAAAACCAAATGTGAACGCAAGCGACAACTATTGCATCCAGTGTGGCCGAAAGACGGGCAAGACAGCCCGATGGGTTCAAGTTTCAACAAGTGGCAAGATATTGGCCGCCGATTACGAGGACAAAGAAGGCGAACAAGAAAGCCAAGGATTTTGGGCAGTTGGCAGCGAGTGCGCCAAGAGTTTTGATTCCCAAGTGTTGTGGAATATGCTTTAATTAGAGGCGGAAGGTTGGGCATCGTGTCTTAAGACAGGGTGCCCATCCTCCTGCAACTAGGCAGGAAATGAAAGGATAAACAATGCAAACAACAACACCAACAGCACGAGAGCAATTCATTGAGGATTATCTCTTAGTCGTTGAAAATGATGCCGATGCGTGGACTACGCTGCAGGATTACGCAGACGAAGCCGAGCAAACAGCAACAAAAATTAATCTCACCCCCGTTTACTTATTAGCCGAACGCTTAAAGAATGAATGGGAGGATTCAGTTATGGAAGCCACCTACGAATTACAAGATGGCATTATGCAGTTGCTGATTAGGCAAATGCTTATTGGGTACGGAATTGACCCATTCCACGACATTGCCAAGCGCGTATTTCTAGCACGCGATTAATTAGACCGAAACCCTCGCAAGAGGGTCGCACCGTAAGGCGGTGCCTGACGAGGTCAGACAATGAAAGGATGAAAGATGAACGCACTAGCAAAGATAGAACTATTAGACAATTTCTACCTGCTGCTAAATATTGACGGGTTTTTCTATGTTGAGATTAATCTAGTTAAATTGTTGGTAATTGTGGTGGCGGTACTTGCCTTCAGATTCACAGCGATTAAGATTAGACAAGCCCGTGGATTTGCAGGGCGCAAGCGTTAAGATGGCGTGCATCATCCACCGCTCTGCGGTGGTTGGTGTGGGTTAACTTAACCCCTGTCTTAAGACAGCAACGAAAGGATGAACAATGAACTACACAGGAATCTCACAAGATGACCAGGTTAGTTTGCTAACCGAGTTGTCGGAGATACTAGACAAGCCAACACTAGACCGTGTCGCGGCGATGATGGCTGAAATGTATGTACTAGACGCAGACATCGCAGCCCTAGCGATGGCGATTAGTGACGGCAACGAAGTGGAGCGATGCGATTGGTGCGGTGAGTTTGGCGTAATTGTTGGTGAAACAGTAGCCGCAGGCCTGAAGTATTGCAGGGATTGCGAGAAGGATGGAGCAGAATAATGTTAATGGCTATGAAAGTGGAGTGCCTTGAATGTGGCACAAATGACATCGCTTATTGGTCAGAGTTTGGAGCAGAGCAGTCTTGCAGGTATTGCGATGCTGCACCAGTTTACCTAGCAATGAAAGGGGCAGAGTGATGCAACTACTAGCAAATGCGTGGCTGTTGACGGCGTGGGCTTTCATCGGATACGCTGCGTGGATTGGGATACAAGCACTACGAGGAGGTAAATAATGATGGGATACACCGAGGCAGATGTCACTGGAATGATTAATATTGTGCACGATGCCAACCTTAAGTTGTGGGAGTTGCAGATTGATGACTACCCACATTACCGAGATGAACTAATGAAAACAAAAATATTTCTGCAAATGTTATTAGGAAATATGGATTAGTTAGAGGTGGATGATTGACCTTCGGTCTTAAGACAGGAGGTCTTTCACCTGCAACTAGCAGGCATCAAATGAAAGGATGATGATGATAGAAGCAGTAGAACTAAACCGAGCCGATGGTCAAGGAAGTTATTATGAAACTTTCAACGATGAAAACGGTGAGATTGGTATGTTTGATTGCAAGCGAGAGGTTAAAGAATACGCAGCAGAGGAAGGGCAAGAAGTTGTTTTCTTGCCACTTTGGCAGAAGGATGACCGTCATAAATTACACGCTTACTTAGGAGAATACTAATGGCACTACCAGTACTAACAGGATACCGCTCACTGGCTTTGATTGTTAATGTGAGTGCGTGTGAGATGCTAGAAAACGATGGCAAGCACACGATTTATTCAGTAGAAGTGTACGATGCAGAAAAGAATAACGACATTCCAATTGGTGCATCGCAGCAGGAGGTGCTATCGGAAGCATTAGCCGAAGCATTCTCTACCCTTCCGATTAACTAGAAGCGGATGATGTCGCAAGGTAGTTCGCCTATCTTGCGCCGTCACCTGATACTAGATAAGTACAGGCTGTCTTAAGACAGAAAACAAGGAGGATGAATGGCAGAAGTAGATTTAGTCAAGCACTTTGGCGACCTCGCCAGTGCGTGCAGACGATTGACGAATGTTCTTGAGGAGACTTGGGACATTCTTGAGGACAAGGACGAGAACGATTGGCGTATCAACGACCTTGCCAACGCAGTTGATGGACTTAAAGATGTGACCCGTGAACTAGATGGAATTGTCTTTGGTATGATGTTAGATGCTGAAGATGACTTACAGAAGGAGGAAGATAATGGATGAGTTTCACGAGCAGTACTACTGGAAGATTCAAAAAGAGTGGGATGAACACTACGACAAATTAGAAAAGGAGAAGGTATGTGGTACAGAGTCTCAGTAAGTATCTATGTTAAAGAAGTAGATGAGGGTGACGCACATCACACAGTTGTGCAGAAGTTAGAACAAGCAGGGTTTGATGAGTTTGATGTTGACTTTGTTGACCTTGCTGGCAAGAGATTCCAGGCAGTAGACCAATGAACGATGCCCAACTACTTAAACACCTAGCAATGAATGGTAATTGTGCTGGCTCAGACACGGAGTTATTCTTTGAGCCTGAGAACAGCCACAACTACCTTAGGAATAACTACAAACTAATACAAAAAATATGTGGCACTTGCCCAGTACAACAAGAGTGTTTAGATTATGCCTTAAGACACGATGTTGAGGGCATATGGGGTGGCAAGTACCACAGTGAACGCAGGAAGTTGCGCAGGAAGTTAGGTATTAAGGCAGAACCTGTATCCTTTAACCAATATGTGAGCAGATTAAAAGACCCATACCACGAGCAATTGTTATGGGAATACATAGACAGCCGTAAGGGTGTATGCCTACACGGTCACAAGTTGCAGGTAGAATACGATGTGCTGATAACTCACAGGGATTCAAACCGAGTCAACTTTCATTGCCGTCAGTGCAACACAGCAGGGGTGAACAAGAGGCAGAAGGAGAAACGAGCCTTAGCGTCCCGTACAGAGGCTTCTGAGGGGTAGTGGTGACTGGCATAGACCCAACAGGGATACCAACAGCACAATGCCCCAACTGTGGGGATATGTGGATGAATGTGCCAGTGTTCTTTGACCCTGACACATATGAGGTAGCAGCGTGGGGGCTGGAGGCCACCTGCTACTCCTGCGACACGCCGATAACAGCCCCAACTCCGTTAGACCATCCCGATGGTGGTACAATTGAGTTATGATAATAACTAATAACCCCCCCGTGAGGGGGGGTATTAATATTATTATTAATAATAAATAAATAGATTTAAGAACTAGACTGGTAGGTTTCCTAGGTAGTGCGCGGTCTTTCATCCTTTCTCGCGCCTCCATTAACCTCCTCCTTGTCCTATCAGTCTAGTTCTTTTCTTGTCTTAAGGAGGACATATGATTACAATTAATGGGCAAGAGTTGCCCAAACACATAAGTTATTCTAGCCTCACGACTTGGTTGTCGTGTGGCCATCTGTATCTACTGACTAGAATTATGCAGGTAGATGAAGAACCAAGTGCTTGGCTATTCGGTGGCAAGGCATTACATACAGCAACCGAGTTGTATGATAGGCAAGTGGAGGGTGAATGATTCCCGTACCTCCTCCACCACCACCTGATACGGTGTTTGAAATTACTATTAAAGAAGATGATGAGCAGTATCCACACCGAGTAAAGACTACACGCAATCGCGTGTTGAACTTTATCTACACTGAACGAGGACTTGAAGAGGCACTTTGTGCCGATGAGATTGTTCACGCAGAGAGCCGTTGGCGAGAGCGTGCAGTCAACAAAGTATCAGGTGCTTGGGGATTGTTTCAGTTAATGCACGATACAATCAAGTGGAATGTAAAGAAACAAACAGAGTTAGCAATAAAATACGCAGTGCACAGGTACGATGGTTTCTGTAATGCACTCAGTGAAAGGAGGAAAAAGGGATGGTGGTAGATGAGTTATGGGCTAAAGCCTGGGCTGATGAAACCCAAGGCGCAGACCCTAGCCAATGGCGTGTCACTAAATCCAGTCAGACCAAGGGTAATCCTGATGGTGAGGACTACAAGTGGTGGAATGAACAAGGCAAAGTTATGCTTCAGTCTTGGATTGACTGGCGCAAAGCAGTTGGCTGGCAGATATGGCGAGCACCAGACAATCGCCTAGCGATTGAGTTGGATTTCAATATCCTGATTGGTGATGTTCAAGTAAAGATGAGCATTGACCGTGTGTTCGTACGACCTGATGGTGACCTAGTAATCTTAGACCTTAAGACAGGAAAACGTACACCTCAGTCAGACTTACAGTTAGCAGTCTATGCTGCTGGCATTGACAAAGTGTATGGCATACGCCCTAAGTGGGGGACATACTGGATGGCACGCAAAGCGGGCACAGAAAGTATCACCGACTTAGATAATTACCCGACACACCAGGTAGAGAAATTGATAATAGGCTTTGACAAAGCCCGTCAGTCAGGAGTATTCTTGCCTAACCACGGACACTGCCATATGTGTTCGGCACGAGAGTTCTGCGAATGGTATCCATCAGCAGATGTTTCAAAGAAGATACCGATATTCATAGAGGAGAAAAAATAATGTCGGAAAACTGGAAGTTCCAGTCATCTTTCAAAGGTGGCTTTAAGGAACAGGATATGACAAACATCAGAGGTGAGACGATTGACGAGTTCGTCAAGAATCTTATGGCCTTTGATGACTCAGTGGTTGAACTGGTCAACAAGATTAGTGCCAACCTTAAGGTGGCAGGCATTGCTGCGCCACTAACTACATCACTATCAACAGCAGCAACAGCAACCGCAGTTGCAGCACCAAGTCCGTTTGATAGTTGGACACCTGCCCCGCCTGCACCTGCTGCTGCTGGCGACCAGCCACCAGTGTGTGTACACGGGCCAATGAAGTGGATGGAAGGCGTATCATCTAAGACTGGTAAGCCTTACAAGTTCTGGGCTTGCACAGGGCCACGCGCTCAGCAGTGCAAACCAGTTAACCCTAAGTAAAACAAATGAGGTGGGGGATAGTCCCGAATGGCGATTCATACTATCCCTCACTTCACCATTGGAGGAGTAAATGAAAACACTTAACAGGTCAGTAGGCAGAGTAGACATTGGCGGTGAGCCATTGCCTGCTGTCTTTCAAACCTTTGAGAAAAACAAAATCATTCTGCGCAGAGCAGAAGTATCTATGATTGCAGGTGCGCCAGGAGTTGGTAAGTCTACTCTCGCCTTGGCTATCGCACTTAAGACAAAAGTTCCTACGCTTTATGTGTCAGCAGATACGAACGCACACACTATGGCTATGCGTTTGCTGTCAATGATTACTGGCAAGTCTCAGGATGATGCAGAGATGCTGCTAGAGATTAACCCTAAGTGGGCAGCCGAACAACTATCGGAACACTCAGGTCATATCTTCTGGTCATTTGATTCAGCCCCAAGTCTCACGGACTTGGATGATGAAGTATCTGCATTTGAAGAACTGATGGGCGGTAGCCCACACCTAATCGTTGTGGATAACTTGATTGACATTGCAATGGACGGAGCAGAGGAATGGGGTGGCTTACGCTCAGCACTTAAAGAGTTGAAGTACCTAGCCCGTGATACCAATGCTTCTGTCTTAATACTGCACCATACCAGCGAGGCATCCAATGGTGACCCGTGCCCACCACGCTCTGCATTACAGGGCAAAGTGGCTCAGTTGCCAGCACTTATCTGTACAGTTGGTCAGGACAATCGTGGTTTCTTAGCGGTTGCACCAGTCAAGAACAGGTATGGCAAGGCAGATGCGTCAGGTGCTACCGCACATTGGCTACAATTTAATCCAGAGTTTATGTTCCTAGCAGACCTACCAGAAAGAGTATGATGTTAACTATCACTTTACTTATTATCATTGGCATCCTGTTGTACCGCAACAGACTGATGCACAGAGAACTATTGAGAGTACTAAGAGACAGACGCATTACAAAGAGTAAGTATGACAAGTAGAAAATCACATAAGCAACGAGGCTCACGCTTTGAGGTTGAGGTTCGTGATTGGTTTCGCAATCGCAAACTAAAAGCAGAACGCCTAGCGCGTACTGGCAAGAATGATGAAGGTGATGTGTATGTACAGGCTACTATTGCGGATTATGTATTGGAAGCCAAAGCACCTGGGGCTGGTAATTCTATTGACCTTAGTGGTTGGCTTAAAGAGGCTGAGGTGGAAGCCGCCAATTATGCAAAGCATCGCGGTCTTAAGACAGAACCACAACCAATAGTTATCATTAAGGCTAGAGGTAAATCAATTGACAAAGCATATGTAGTCACTAGACTGGAGGATTACCCGTGGTAAGGAGGAGATTATGGCAAAGGAGAAGCATCAAATTAGACCCATCCTTGAGCATTATGGCGCGAGCCTTAGGCCAGGTAGAGGTTGGGTCAAATGCAAATGTCCGTTTCACGATGACCGCACAGCAAGTGCAGCGTGGAACGAAGAACTAAATACATTCATCTGTTTTGCCTGCGACATCAAAGGCGACACATACAAAATTATTATGAGAAAGGAAGGAGTTGAATATGGCGAGGCCATCACACGCGCAGAAAGAATTACTGGAACAAGCCGTAATGCACTACCAAAAAAACCTGCCAATGGCAGAAGAATATCTCAAGGGCAGGGGATTATCTCACGCAGACGCCCTGCGTCATAGGCTAGGCGTAGTTGTTGAGCCCTTGAATGGGCACGAACAATATGTTGGAAGACTCGCCATCCCTTATCTCACGAGAAGTGGTGTTGTTGATGTAAGATTCAGGGCTATGGGTGCAGAGCAACCAAGATACCTTGGACTACCAGGTGCGAACACACACCTGTACAATGTAAACGCTTTCTTCCGTGCGAAGGATTGGATTGCAGTATGCGAGGGTGAGATAGATACCATCACACTAGACAGTGCGATGAACTATCCAGCCATTGGTGTGCCAGGTGTGAACAACTGGAAGCGTCATTATGTACGCATCTTGCAGGACTTTGAGAAGATACTTATCTTTGCAGATGGTGACCAAGCAGGATACGACTTTGCCAAGAACCTTACTAAAGAACTAGGGAATGTGATAACCATTCATATGCCTGAAGGTGAAGATGTTAACTCAACCTACATCAAGTACGGTCGTGCTTGGTTTGACGAAAGACTAAGTTAATGAGAGAAGACTTTATCTGCGAAGACTGCAACGAGAAGTACGAAAGTATCTTCGCGTTGATAGAACATAAAGAGATTGACATTCAGATACCAGTCCGCATTACCAATGAAATCAGTATGGACTTATGGAATATCTTTAGGTCTATCAATGAGATGGTTCACGATGAAGACTATGAAACTATTAAGATGGTGACTGATGCAATCGGCACCACACTTTACTCTGCTGCGCAGGGTACACTTGATGAGATTGTTGATGAGATGTACATAGAAGATTCATTAGAAAACCTAGATGAGAAACTAAAGGAGTTACTTGATGAGCAAGCCGACAACGATAAGTGAATTTTACGAAGTATCTGAGAAGTACTACGGTCAACTTCATCGGGTGCTTGTAAAGAAGCAGACCGATTATGGGCCAGGCAACATAGCCAATGCTCCAGGCGGTGCGCTTAATGGTTTACGCGTGCGTATCTTTGATAAGATATCACGCATCAATAACTTAATAGACTCTGGCAAAGAGCCAGAGAACGAATCATTACACGATTCATTCCTTGACCTAGCAAACTACTCTATCATTGCACTGATGGTGCTTAATGATGAGTGGCCTAACCCCCGAAAATGGGAGCACGAATGAAAAGAGTAGTCGTACTAAGTGACATCCAAGCACCGTATCACGATGCCCGATTAGTCACTAATGTCCAGTCCTTTGTTAAGGACTATGAACCAGATGAACTCTATTGCGTTGGTGATGAAGCCGATGCACCAGAACCTAGCCGTTGGGTAAGAGGTAAAGCAGGAGAATATGCTGGCACTCTACAAAAAGGACTAGACAAGACAACCGAAATTATGGCAGGCTTCCGAGAAGTACTTGGAGATAAGCCTTTCCATATGATGAGAAGCAACCACGGAGATAGAATTGACCATTACATCGCTTCAAACGCACCTGCATTTTCTTCACTCCGCGCTCTTGACTATGAGACACTGCTTGGATACGATAAACTTGACATCACATTCCATAAGAAAATATGGCAGTTCGCCCCAGGGTGGGCAATGGCTCACGGAGACGAGGGGAGCCTTATCCGAACTGCAGGAGGAACTGCTCTTAATCTCGCAAAACGCACAGGACTTAGCATTATATGTGGGCACACACATAGACTCGGCATCCAGCACGAGCACACTGCCTACAATGGCAAGTACACAAAGCAACTCTTTGGAGTAGAAGTCGGCAATATGATGGACTTATCGCAGGCAAGTTACCTAAAGTTTGGTGGTGCCAATTGGCAGCAAGGCTTTGTTATCCTTTACATCCGCCGAGGTAATGTAACTCCTGTACCTGTACCAGTTAAAGGTCGCTCATTCACAGTAGAAGGAAAGACATACAAGTGGTAATATGCCTATAAAAATCACAGAGAAAATCTACGATGACTACAAGTCCCTAGTCCGTACTATCGCTGGTCAATTCCACAAGCGGTATCTGATGGTTGACAAAGACGATATTGAGCAGGAACTATGGATGTGGTTTATCACGCACCCTAAGAAGACAAACGAATGGGCTAAGTTAGATGCAAAGGAAGGAGACAAACTCTTTGCACGCTCGCTGCGTAATGCAGCCCACGATTTCTGTCAGAAGGAAAAGTCCAAGATACTTGGCTACTCACCTGATGACAACTACTACTACGATAAGACAATCGTAGAGCAAGTACTTCCATACTTACTTAAGTCAGAAGTCAGTGAGGAGATAGACTTAGTTGCTACTCTTGACCTGATTCAATCTGACTTAAGTTTGACTGGTGCTGGTGGGTCTAACCCTGCCGAGCACGGCAACTGGATTGCTTACTTCTCTGATATCAGCAAAGCATTCAATGAACTGCCAGAGGAAAAGCAGAACCTGTTGCGATTAAGGTATATGGAAGACTTCGGGCCAGGTGAACTGGCCTCGCAACTACACATCACATCTGATGCTGCACGTATGAAAGTTGCACGTGCACTCAGAACACTAATAAATAAACTAGGTGGCCATAGGCCACACTATGAAAACGACAGCATAGAACAAATGAAGGAGGAGGAGAATGACTACGATAGTGAAACTTAGTAAGGATGAAGTTAGAGTTTGTACACTGCTTGCAGTGGAACGCTGGCTGGCTAAGTTTGGCAGTACAGATAGACCTAACTATGCTGCTGGTGCAGCGAATAATAAGTTAGAACCTGAACTAACTGCTAATGTTAGAGCCAATGTTGCAGAGTGGGCAGTGGCTAAGCACTACAATATCAACTGGAATGTTCCTTGGTATCCAAACGAACTACACGGAGCAAGGCAAGAGATTCCAGATGTTGGTTTATCTGGTGAAGTCCGTACTGTTCGCACAAAAGATAGTGTGCCAGTATGGAGAAAAGATGCAAAGAAAGCAATCATAGGTGCAAAGGTTTTAGATACTAAATACTACTCAGAAGTAGAAATCTTTGGCTGGTACAATGCTTACGAAGCATTTAGAGATGACTGGAAAGATGAAGAAATTGATGGATGGAGAATCCCGATAGGAGAGTTTAAGAATGCACAGTAAGAATGAAACCGTAGCCTTAGGCTGGTGTGATAATGGTATGGTTGATGGCAAGTTTACTGAAGGCTTGTTCTTTACCTACATCCACCACAAAGGTTTAATCGTTGATGGT